CGCACCCTGACAATGAACGTGCCAGTTACAGTTGTGAGTTGGCCAACTGGTTGCGAGCTATCTTGTATCTAGATGCACAGGCTGGATGTTCAAACACACGCATCATGCGTACCACACGTGAATGGATAAGCAACAATCCTGACGCTGTCAAAGACTGTTTCATGGTAATCCAATGGACCACCTGGGAACGTGAAGAGTGGTGGCACATGGGCGAAGACTATCAAGTCAACGCTAGTGGAATTGACACCGTACCGCCGGAGCTACAAGACCGGTACAAACAGTTCGTTGTAAACATCGACTGGGAAACATGCCGTCAACGTGCCCACAACGAGATTTGGGCATTTCATAACGAGCTCAAAGACGCAGGCATCCGCCATGTCATGTTCAACGGCAACAACCATTTTGAAGGCATTCGGGATCAATTTGATTGGGGTACCAGCTATATTGGACCGTATGATCATACAAAAACGTACAATTTTGTATTAAGAAATTCCGGATTTAAAACTGTTAACCCTGATAGTTGGCATTTTGGGTCAGATGCCCATTGCTTTTGGGCAGAATATCTGTTACAATACATCAAGAACAACCAACTTTTGGACTCCAATGAAATACCTGCTTATTGATACCAGCAACATGTTTTTCCGTGCTCGTCACAGTGCACATCGGCAAAGTGACACATGGACCAAGCTGGGTTTTGCTCTGCAAGTCACAATGATGAGCGCAAACAAAGTGGCTCGTAATTTTGGTGCAGATCACGTGGTATTTGCACTGGAAGGTCGAAGCTGGCGCAAAGATCACTACAAGCCTTACAAAGCCAATCGCGCCGAAGCTCGTAGTGCAATGACAGAAACAGAAGCAGAAGATGACAAGCTGTTCTGGGAAACCTATGATGATCTGACTAAATACTTGTCTACAAAAACAAATTGTAGCGTTATCCGTTGCGCCACTGCTGAAGCAGATGATGTGATTGCTCGTTGGATTGCGCTACATCCCCAAGATGAACATGTGATTGTCAGCAGTGACTCAGATTTTGTGCAACTGGTTGCACCCAATGTGCAATTGTACAATGGTATCAACGATCACTTGTTCACTACAGATGGCGTGATTGACGCAAAAGGTAAAAAGTTGGCATTTTCAGTTGAAAGCAATTCCAAGATCAAGGTTGGCAAAGCAGATGCCAACTTTGTGGCTCCTGTGGACTATCACAAGTGGGCCTTGTTCTTGAAATGTGTGCGCGGCGATCCCGGCGACAATGTGTTCTCAGCTTACCCAGGTGCTCCGGTCAAAAGCACAAAGAATCGTGTGGGTCTAACAGAAGCCTTTGAAGACCGCAACAAAAAGGGCTATGCATGGAACAACCTCATGCTTCAGCGCTGGACTGACCACAACAACGAAGAACACAAGGTATTGACCGATTACGAACGCAACTGCGAACTGATTGATCTTACTGCACAACCCAAACATATCAAACACAGTGTGGACACAGCAATACGCGAACAAGTAAGTCACCGAGACGTGGGCATGGTGGGTGCTCACTTCCTGAAGTTCTGTGGACGATACGAACTCAATAAATTGAGTGAGCAGGCTGAACCAATCAGTCGCTGGCTCAATGAAACATACAAAGGAGTCCTAAATGACGCTAATAGCTAAACCAGTAGTAGACAAAGAATACTGGATCATCAAGCAAGATGATCAAAAGGTTGGCAACATTCAAGCCGTAAACGATGGTTATCAGATCACCATCAACAACAAGATAGCTAGTTACAAAACTATTCCTATGTTGAGAAACCGTGAGAATATTGAATTTGAGCCAGCTGAGAAAACCAGCAAACAGTCAGATCGACAGGTACATGGTTATGAGACCTCTTGTCGGGTGTTCAATCCTATCTGGGATGTCAAGCACCGATTGCCATTGTTTACCAAGGAAGAAAAAAGCAAAAGCTGGTATGCTGCCGGTTGGTACTTGGTCAAACAACATCGCAACTGGAAGCCAGTACACAATCCAAAATTGATTGTGTTAGAACGTTATGCCTACCAAGGTCCATTTTATACTAAAGAAGAAGCCAATGACAAATCCGTTTCGTGATCAAGAAAAATTTATGCGAGCTTGCGATCAAAGCGTCGACGAGTTCAACGGCACACAGTTTGATATGTACTGTGCCCTTATTGAAGAAGAGCATAAAGAACTAAAGGTTGCGCTGGCAGAAAACGACGACGAAGAAATTGTTGATGCATTGCTAGACATCCTTGTTGTTACTATGGGCGCACTACACAGTTTTGGTGCCGATGCCGAAGGTGGCTGGAAAGAAGTCATGAAGACTAACTTTGCCAAAATTGACAAGGAAACTGGCAAGGTCCGCAAGCGCGAAGATGGCAAGGTACTCAAACCTCAGGGTTGGACACCACCAGACTTGAAACCATTCTTGAAAAAGAAAAAATGACCACTAAAGTAGATACTACTTTTGGCGAAGACCCCAACTACGACAAAGTGATCACTGTCAAGCGAGGTGAATTCACTATAGAAGATTGGGTTAGGACACTCAGCCAGGAAGAACAGCAAGAGTGGCGAAAGCAACATGACATCCACGAAGCCGCAGTACATGCGGCCGTGGCTGCTGGTGATGCAGAAGTGTATACACCTGATCCAGAAAACGCCACTATCAAATGGCGAAATCAAGAAATTCATCTGTACTGGATGAATACTATTTCGGCCGAAGACAACGACAGCTACCACAGCTTTTGGTCCAGGTACCATGCGGCTGTAGCAGAAAGAAATCAACAATGAGCATACACATCAACAGATTTATCGATCTAATCAAGGCACAAGAGAGTCGCGGCGGCAGAGATGTTACCATGAGTCTCAAAGATGCCAAAGATTTACATGCAGATATCACCAAGTTACTGTTGGTAGTTGAGTCTCTACGTGAACGACAAAACACCGACAAAGATGAAGTAATCAAGGTTGAGCTCACTGGCGGTACATTTTAATCTACTCAGTTTTCTAGCTAAATAAAACTAGGAGTTTAATGATGAGTAGACCTAAACCCAGTGTGCTGATAGAGCACACAAACAAACAAACTTACAAGACCGAGCAAGTGCTGGCGTCGGAAGGAGTATGGGCAGTGTTCTACGACAATAGCCCCATCAATCTCAAGACATCCAATCTCTTGACTCAGTATCCGGGACCCAAGTACAAAAAGGTCTCGTTCTCAAATCCAGGGCATGCAATCAACCTGGCTAGAAAGCTCAACACACAGTTCAAAACTGACAAGTTTGCTGTGGTGCTGTTGACACAGGGTGCCCAGGTGTACCCCAATGGCCAGTAAGCGTACCATCACTTGTGCAGTGCTAGATGTTTGTGTGGGCGAACGCAAACCCACACTAGATCAAGCCTTGGCCGAATGGTGGAAAAATCCTCGAGAAGATGCAGGCCTTCGATTAACAGCTGAAGGCTTTTTCATTTTTAATCTTGCTGAAATACAGCATTACAAGTTTCAACTGCCGCCTGGCATACATGCTCGTGCTAGGACCTTGTTGATCTTGGATCGCAAGATGACTTGTCCTTACTATCTCACACAAGGCAAGGCTCCGGAAATCTACATCTATGGCAGCAAAGAAGCCAGCCTGTTTGCGTTGTACGGTGATGTGGAAAAGTTCCTAAGAGGCATAGCCCGGCAGTAATTGATCTGCCAAGGCACAAGCTCGAGCCATGAAGTCACGTTCCATGCTAGAAGGCAACTGCCACAACAACCTTGTCATGTTGCGTTCCAGTCGTGCTCTGTAAAGCGTGAGATCCAAGGGCTGTTGCAAAAGATGCCAGTTACGTTCCAGTGCTGCCGACCAGCGCACATCGTTGGGCAAATTGTCATAGCTGGTATCAACAACATCGTCAAACATATCAAAACCCATGCGTCGACATTGATCCACAATACCTTGATGGCCGATTACAACAGGAATCTGCTGAGCAGCAAACGCCATTAGTGTTTTTTCAGTCACAATACCAGTGGGTGGTTCATACTCAGTTTCAGTTACAATGTTTACAGGAGCAGACTGGTACACATACAGCAGTGACATAAAGTTTGGTATATTTTCACAACCAAAATAACAACTGTAATCGTGTGCAGGCAGTGCAATTTCTGTGCCTAGACTGAGCCATCCGTTGTCAAGTGAGCGTAACATACTGGCCGCAAAAGATCGATGCCTTGTGATTCTGCCGTTCAAACACTGCCACGCATGCGTTTTGGGAGCATTGAAAA